GGGACCCACATGCGCTATACTTGGCACATGTCCTGCGAGAAAATCCTAGATACCCTTCTCCACAGCACGCTGGCCCTCTCCTTGAAGACCCAGCACTTCCACTGGTGCGTCACCGGACCCACCTTTGGACCCCTCCACGACCTCTTCGGCACCCAGTACTCCGAACTCCAGGAGGCCGCCGACACCCTCGCTGAGCGCATCCGTGCCCTGGACGCTTTCCCCCACGCCCACAACTCCAACGCCGACGCGGAAGCCGTGGATCCCATCCCCGCCAAGCCCCCCAAGCACACCAAAATGCTGGAAATCCTGGCCCTGGACCACGAAAAGCTCGCCCTCTTTGCGGCGCGCACCTCTTCCCTCCTTGCGGAGAGCGACCCGGCCACCTCCAACCTCCTCGCTGAGCGCCAGATGCAGCACCAGAAGGCCGCCTGGATGCTGAAATCGCACCTCGCAGCGTAATTTTCGCTTGCACGAGGGCCCCAAGTGCCCTAGAATTTGGGCATGCGCGCCCTAATTACCGGAATCGGGGGCCAGGACGGCTCCTACCTCGCCAACTTCCTCACTCGCAAGGGCTACGAGGTCCACGGAGTGGTGCGTTCGCACACTCCCAACCTCTTCAACCTTGACTTCTTCCAGTTGCGCCCCCACATTACCCTCCACGTGGGCGACGTATCCTCCCCGGGGGACATGCGCCGCATCGTCGAGATGGGCTTTGACGAGATCTACAACCTCGCGGCCCAGAGTTTCGTGGGTTCCTCGTGGGATACCGCCACCAGCACCACCCACACCAACGCCATGGGGCCCCTCCACATCCTTGAGGCCCTGCGGCAGGTCTCCCCGCGCACCAAGTTCTACCAGGCCAGCACCTCCGAGATGTTCGGGAACTCCCCTGCACCACAGGACGAGGACACCCCCTTCATGCCACGGAGCCCCTATGGGGTGGCGAAGCTCTACGGGCACCACATCACCAAGAATTACAGGGAGTCCCACGGCATCTTCGCGTGTTCGGGCATCCTCTTCAATCACGAGAGCCCCCTCAGGGGACCCCAGTTCGTCACGAGGAAGATCACGCTGGGACTCTCCGAGATCCTGGCGGGCCGCGCCAAGCACATCACGCTGGGTAACCTTGAAGCCCGGAGGGACTGGGGCTTTGCGGGGGACTACGTCAGGGCCATGTGGATGATGCTGCAGGCCCGGGAGCCGGGGGATTACGTGGTGGCCACGGGGGAGTCCCATAGCATCGGGGACTTCCTCTTCCACGCCTTTGACCGCGTGGGGCTGCGCTGGGAGGACTACGTCGTGAGGGATCCCAGGTACTACAGGCCCGCCGAGGTCAACTGGCTGGAGGGCAACCCCGCCAAGATTGCAACCTTGGGTTGGGAGCCGGAGGTTACTTTCCGGCAGCTTGTGACCAAGATGGTGGACTGGGACTGCTACGGCCGCCGCTGAGGATTCCTTATTGTAGGCTGCGTTGCGCACAGAGCCCTTCGGCCCCCATGTTATAGTTTGGGGGCGTTCGGGTACATTTGGGAATGTCTGCGAGCGGCTACATCGAGAAGGCGCACAGCAGCAACAGGATCCCTAGGCAGATGGCGAACCAATGCCACTCTTGCATCTCACCCTCCCGGTAGTTGGCACTCCGTAATACTTTGGGGAAAAGGCCCCCACCCATGGCCCCACATTGCGTAGGGTTTTTGGGCGGGGGTAAGGTGATTGACAGGCTTCAAAAACGTGGTGGGTGGCCGGCCCCGCAGGGTCACAGCCATGTTCCAGGATGGAACGGGGCCAAGATACGCTGTTGGCGCGTAAGTGCAAGTCACATATTGTTGCAGAATGTTGCAACGGGGTGAGGGTTGTGAAGACACTCACGGGAGGCTCTTCAGCGCTAAGTTGTTGATTTGCAAGGTAGGGTGAGGGTTGTGAAGGTTGTGAGGGTACTTTCTCTAAAGTGGAAAGGGAAAGAGAGTAGAGTGTGGGAAAAGTTGCAAAGTGACCCTCACAACCTTCACCCTCTTCACCCCGGGAGTCTTGGGGGGTGGGGGGTGGACCGGGGGTCTCACGCATGATGACATGATTCGTGGGGCAAGTCAACTATTCATTTTGCTGGATCTCCCCCGGGGACGCGGCTATGGTGCTCGTGCCTAGTGCAAGGAGACAAGCATGGAAGAGCAGAAAGATTCCACCATCCTGGGGCCCGCCGGGCTCTTTCGCATGGTGGCCGAGCGCCTCAAGCCCTGGAGGACTCCCAACGGGGACGTGTTCGTAGACGTATGGATGGACGCAGTCCGGCATACGGTACCCGTGAAGAGCGAGGCCTTTACGGGCATAGTGTACATGGTGGCGATGCAGGGGGCCCCCGGCAAGTTGCCAAGTGGGAAGGCCATCGACGAGATAAAGGCGTGGTGCGTGGGTACGGCCCTGGCGTCGCAGCGCATCATGAATGCCTTCGTGCGCTTGGGAGGGGAGGCCGGGAGCCTTTGGTATGACTTTGGGGACGACAGCCGCGAGATGGTGAAGTGGCAGGGTGGTACGTGGCAGGTGGTGCGCACCACGGGGGAGACGCCAAGGTTCTACAGGCCTTCGGGGATGCTGGCGCAGGTGAGGCCGCGCGAGGGTGGGGACCTCGTGGAGTTGCTGAGGAAGCACGTGAGGTGCCAACCAGATGACGTGTACCTGCTGGCGGCGTGGCTGGTGGGGGCCTTCAAGGTGGGTGGGCCCTACCCCGTGCTGATCATAAATGGGGAGCAGGGCTCAAGCAAGAGCACTACCACCCGCCTGTTGCGCCGCCTCGTGGATCCCCACGCGAGGGACATGAGGGAGCCTCCCGGTTCTGGAAGGGACCTTGTGGCTGCCGTTAAGAATTCCTATGTGTTGGCCATTGACAACGTGTCGTCGTTGCAGAATAATCTGAGTGACTCCCTTTGTCGCATAGCCACGGGTACGGGGGCCCTGGGTGGCAGGGCGTTGTACACCGACAGCGATGAGGCAGCGTTCACGGCTTGCAGGCCCATAGTGCTCAACGGCATTCCTGCCTTCGTGGAGCGCGAGGACCTCAGCAGCAGGAGCATCAACGTGGAGCTTCCTGCAATTCCGGCTTCGGAGAGGATGGACGACGATACGTTCTGGGCTGGGTTCGAGGCGGACCTGCCTCAACTGATGGGAGCCATCTTCGATTGCGTGGCGCGGGCCCAGAAGGGCTTTGCGTCCGTAAGGCTCAACGAGGCTCCCAGGATGGCCAACTTCGCAAGGTGGGCCTATGCGGGGCTGGGAAGCGAGGCTGGGAGCAGGTTCCTTGAGGCGTACTCGCGCAACAAGATGGAGTCCAGCGCGCACTTCGTGGAGTTCAACGAGGTGGCCCAGGCACTCATCTCCCTCATGAGGGACAAGGAGTTCTGGAGCGGGACGTGGGGCGAGCTTCTCGTGGAGCTTACCTCCAGGGTGCAGGCTTCCAAGTTCTGGCCCACCACGTCGCTGCAGTTGCGCAATAGGATGACCCGCGTGTCGGAGGACCTGCGCAAGTGCGGCCTGGAGTGGCGCAACAATGGGAGGGAGAGCAAGACGGGGCGTAGCATCGTGGAGGTGCATCGCCTCAAGACGTTCGTGACTGACCATGTACTGACGAGTGTGGCATGAGCAAGGTGATAGATGTAGCGGCATTGGAGGTGGCCCAGCTCCCCGTAAAGGAGCTGAGGCGCATCCACCGGGAGGATGGCATCACTCCGGAGGAGGAGATCTTCTGCCGGGAGTATCTGGCCAGCATGGACTTGAAGAAGGCCATCACGGCTGCCGGGTATACGGGCAGGCATCCCAACGTCACGGCCCGGAGGTGGCTGGGGAAGCCCAAGGTGAAGGAGCGCCTGCAGCAGATGCAGAAGCGCGACGAGATCCGTGCCGACGTGACGCGGGACAAGTACCATCAGATGCTCATGGAGACTTATGATAGGGCCATGGCGGACGGGGACTATAGTGGGGCCAACAGGGCGGCGGAGTTGCTGGGCAAGTCCATGGGCTACTTCGTGGAGCAGAAGGCCATCCTCAACGTGACCTCTCGGATGGAGGGCGACAAGAGCGCCAAGGTGGCTGAGATCCAGCGCCTGGCCAAGATCGCGGGAGTGAAGTTTGAGTGAGGATGTTCTCCTGCGGGAGCTTACTGCCCTTGCCGAGGCCAAGGCGAGGGAGTCCTACTACGCATACATGCAGTACGCTGCACCGTGGATTCTCCCCGAGGGGTTCGTCAATGGCAGGCACCTTGAGGAGATCGCGGAGCTGCTGCAGTGGGTGGAGGAGACCCCACGTGCAAGGGCGATGATCTTCATGCCACCCAGAAGCATGAAGAGCGTCAACGCATCGGTGCTCTATCCTACGTGGGTGCTGGGCAGGCATCCCTCGTGGCAGGTGATGGGGGTGTCCTACGGGCAGGAACTGGCCAACGCTTTTGGGCGTGATACCCGCAACATCATCCAGAGCGAGGACTACCAAAGTCTCTTCGATACGAGGGTCAAGAGCGACAGCAGGGCAACCAACAGGTGGGATACGGAACAGGGAGGTAGGTATGTCGCTGCCGGTATTACTGCTGGTATCGCAGGTCGTGGCGCTAATCTTGCTATCATCGATGACCCCCTGAGCGAACAGGACGCGATGTCCAAGAGCGCCCGCGAGTTCGTCAAGAACTGGTGGCCCGGAGGTCTGCGCTCCCGACTCCAGCCAGATGGGAGGATCCTCATCGTCACCACAAGGTGGCACGAGGACGACCTGGCAGGGTGGCTCCTGAGCAATGCCGAGAGGGACGAGCGGGCGGAGCAGTGGCGTGTACTGAGCATTCCTGCCCTTACGGAGGGGGAGGATTCGTACTGGCCTGAGAGGTGGCCAGCGGAGTACCTGCAGAAGCTGCGCGATGACCCCACGATGCCCCGCTCCCAGTGGAATGCCCTGTACATGCAGGAGCCCACGGGGGAGGAAGGCAACCTCATCAAGTACGAGAACCTGCAGTGGTGGCCCAAGGACAAGCCCCTGCCCACCTGCGACAGCATCATCATGAGTGCGGACACGGCCTTTGGCAAGAAAGAGACCAGCGACTACAGTGTCCTGCAGGTGTGGGGCATCTTCACCACGGGGTACGAGGATAGCCGGGGCAAGGAGTTCAACGTGCCCAATGCGTTCCTCCTTGCCAACAGGAGGGGCAAGTGGGAGTACCCCGAGCTGCTGGAGCAGGCACGGCAGCTCACCAAGAAGTACAACCCTGACCGCATCATCGTGGAGAAGAAGGCCTCTGGCGAGGTATTGTACCCCGACCTCCAGAGGGCTGGCCTCCCCGTGATCCCCTACGTGCCGGGCAAGGGGCAGGACAAGATGGCTCGTGTTCATGCCGTGATGCGCTTCTTCGTGTCGGGGCGGGTATGGTTCCCGGAGGAGCAGGACTTCGCCTACAGCCTTACTGAAGAGGCTCTGGCTTTCCCCAAGGGCAAGAATGATGACCAGGTCGACGCCATGACCATGGCCCTCCTGTACCTGAGGGATAGCTATAGCCTGTACAACCAGGATGACCAGGTCCATGACGAGCCCTCTGCCCGCAAGAGGAAGACCTACTGGAGCACTTGATTGTTTGGGGGATTGGTGGTAGACTAGCCCAATGCCGGTCCAGAATCCCAATCCCGAAGAAATCGTCGTGTCTCCTCTCGTGGTGGAGTTGGACGATGGTGGCATGGATGTGGACCTGGAGCCCGAGGAGGAGCAGGGTCCGGATATCTCCGAGCACCATGTAAACCTGGCTGAGCACCTCTCGGAGTCTGATCTGGGGGCCATTGGCTACAAGATCTGCGAGAATGTCCGGGATGACCTGGACTCCCGCAGCGAGTGGGAGAACCTCATCGTCAAGGGCATGGACGAGCTGGGGCTGAAGATCGACGACGCCGCCGAGCCCTTCGAGGGGGCCTGCCGGGCCAATCATCCCCTGCTCCTGGAGAACGTGGTCAAGTTCCAGAGCAAGGCGGTGCAGGAACTCTTCCCGGCTGCGGGTCCTGTGCGTACCCGGGTGTGGGGTAATTCGACTCCCGAGAAGGAGGCTGCTGCCTCTCGGCTCAAGGAGTTCATGAACTACCAGATCCTCGAAGAGATGGTGGAGTACTTTGACGAAACCGAGCGTCTCCTCTTCGCCCTTCCCCTTGTGGGATCTTGCTTCCGAAAGCTTTATTTTGACGCTGGCGTCAACAGACCCGTGGCAGAGTATGTCCCTGTTGACCAGTTCGTCGTCAGCTACAACGCCCCCGACCTCCGTCGGGCCGAGCGTTACGCCCACGTAATCTACCGCAACGAAGAGGACATGCAGGGCGATATCGCCAGCGGTCTCTACAGGAACGTGCCCCTTGGGGCCCCGGGCATGGTGGATCTCAATCCCATCGCCCAGAAGGTCGATGAGCTGCAGGGTGTTGCGGCCCCGGAGAACTTCAAGGCCTACGTACTCTATGAGTACCATGGGTACTTCCAGTTCGACCTGCCGGAGACGGAGGATGGGCCCCTGCCCTACATCGTCACGGTGGACTCGTCCTCGAAGAGGGTCCTCAGCATCAGGCGCAACTGGGATCCCATGGACCCGCAGAAGCGCAAGCTGGAGTGGTTCGTCCACTACCGTTACGTGCCCACCATGGGCTTCTACGGGCTGGGCCTGATCCACCTCATCGGATCTCTCTCGAAGACCGCTACGCTCACCATGCGGGCCCTCGTGGATGCGGGCATGTTCGCCAACCTCCAAGGCGGCTTCAAGCTCAAGAGCATGCGTGTCGTGGGCGGCAACGATCCCATCGGTGCGGGCGAGTGGCGCGACGTGGATGCCACTATCCAGGACATCTCCAAGGCCATCTACCCCCTCCCGTACAAGGAGCCCAGCCAGACCCTCCTTACACTCCACAGGGAGGTGGTGGGTGCAGGCCAGAAGTTCGCCGACACCACGGAGCAGGTGATTGCGGATTCGACCAATTACGGCCCCGTGGGCACCACGCTGGCACTCCTGGAGGCCTCCACCAAGTTCTTCAGCGCCACGCACAAGCGCATCCATGCCGCCCAGAAGCAGGAGTTCAAGATCCTGCGGCGCATCGACAAGGACTACCTGCGC